CCAGAACTTTATCCTGTAATTATACCTGATACAACAGCTCCTTCAAATCCTACTAATTTAGTTGCATTATTTATAGGAGAAACCACTTTTAAATTAAATTGGGATGCTTCTACTGACAATAAAGCAATCAAAGATTATACAGTTTATAAACAAAATAGTTCTACTCTTGTGTTTGAATTTTATGCAAGAACTACAAATACTTATTTAGACATAAGTAATCTACTTCCTGGAACTTCTAATGTATGGGGTGTAGCTGCTATGGATACCAGTCATAATTTTTCAAGCATAGTTGAACTTTATGTACTTCAAGCAGGAAATTCTATATAAAATAAAAAAAACCCCACTACTAAGCTTGCTTAGTAATGGGGTCACACATAAAAATAAGACTGTTAAAAATTAGGTTTTAATATTTTGTTTAATACCCCATATAACACTTGTTTAACATAAGGACTTTTAATAATATCTTCCATACATACAGTTAACTCATTAATGTCTTCTGTAACAATAGTAAATGATTTTGGAGTTGGTTTTTCTTCTGCAGTAGCTTCTACTTCAGGATGCATTTTTTTTACTTGTTTATCCATTGGTTTAATAAAATTTAATTATTTATTTTAGGTAAAAATAGTAAAAATTATTTACATAATAAAAATTATTTTTAATTAATTTTATTTGTTTTATAAATAATTTTGAATTACTTTTGTAATTGAAACATAAGATACTTTTAATTAAACAAAGAAGCCCCTCATACCAGGGGCTTTTCTTTTATAATTAAATTTATCAAATAAGCCCATCCATTTTCAGGACTTTTTCTTAATACTCCTGTTTTTACATTAGCAAAATTTCCACCACAAGCAGAAAATCTTTTTGCTTGCTCTAAAAATAATGCATTTATTTCATCCTCTGTAAGCTTAGTTACATAGTTTGTAGCTATTATATGTGCTAAATCACTAAAGGAAGTTCCCATAATAACAGGTTGTCCTGCACAGGTATTTAAGGGGTCTTCTGACCACGAAAAAATATCTTCAATTAATATATGTTCCATAGTAATATTTTTTTATATTTGTACACGGTTAAGTGTTTTTTTTTTGAATTGAGGTTGAGGTAAAAGGGGAAAAGTCCAATTTTCCCCTTTTATTTTTCTAAAAATTCTTCTAAGGTTCTGGGTGTCCATTTACTTATAGTTCTATCCTTTGTTAATTTATCTGTTTTAAAAAATCTAGCAGGAGTAAAAGTTGCTAACCATAAGTAAATTTTACCTACTTTAACACTTTTATTTGGGTAATTATATACTTTATTAATGTATATTTTATACTTCTCCCACATCCATTTTTGTTTTACAGCAAATCCTTGGTCTGAACTATTATTTCCACCATAGCCAGGAGGTGCTTTTATATCTAAAGTAGAATAATATCCTCCATTCACTTCATGCCCAATAAAATAACATTCTTTAAAAGAATTTTCTAGTGTAAAAAATAAATCTTTTGCTTTTTTATCCCATATAATTAATCTATCTGGGGTATAAGTTACGGGGTGTAATAATGTATTATGAGAATTTATAATTTTTAGCTGAGTTTTATTAGTTTTCTTGTTTAAAACTTTAGTTTGAATTGTTTTTACTTGATATAATCCTTCAAATAAAGAAAAAGTAGTACAATTTTCTTGATTATGAATAGCTATTATATACCCTTTATCTTTTAATTCATTTGCCCAGATATCAAACCATTCTTCCTGTGTAGTATTAGTTAATAAATTCATATTGTAATTTTATATTTTTTGTGTAAATATAAAATAATATCTTGTAAAAAAATATACCATTCATCATAACTTAAATTAAAAGTATTTACAAGATAAGGTTTACTTATGTAAGGACTTAACTTAATTTGTACATCATCTTGATATAGTAATATATTAGTTCTATCAGAATTACATTTAATTGTAATAGGATTATCTATATTTATCAGTAATAATTTAAATAAAAGTAATTTACTTGCTGTACTATTTAAAGGTAAAACTAATGATTTAAGTACACTATGTAAATCTTTAAAATATACAATGTAAAATGAATCTTCTGTTTTAGTAGTTGGATGACTAAAATCTATTTTGATTATAGTTCCAGTAATTTTATTTACGGGTTTTACAGTATTTAAATGAATAATATTTTCCATATTTACTTATCATCTCGTATAAAGCCTTTAGTAAAATGAGCATGTCTAGGAGCACCCCCTACTTTTACAGGGGACATTCCTGTAAAGATAATAGTTTTTCCTATATATTCTTCAGGATTAGATAATAATATTTTTTTATCCTCTTGTGTAAATCCTTTTAAAGATACCGTAAGTTTGGTTCCATCAGCCATTAAAACTAAAAATCCTTTTGCTATTCCACTTAATTGTCTATTTTCTTGTAATTTAGAAGTAACACTTCTTCCTAATTCATTAATAGTTTTTTCAGCTCCTTCTATGGCTTCAGTAGCTTCTAGGACATCTAAAATTACACCATCAAATTGTTTATTGTCATTTTTTAATTTATAAGCTACATTTTCATTAACTGTAATACGTCCTGTTTTATATAAAGAATTTCGTTTAATAAGAACTAAACCTTCATAATTATTAAGTATAGCCTTATCAAAAGCAGTATAAATGTTCTCTAATGAATCAGGTACTTTTTGAGTAATTACCTCTAATGGTATATAGTCAGGTAATTTAGAAGCAAATAATTTAAGTTCTTTGAGTCTATCTTCTTTAGTTAAATTTGGAACTACATAATCAAAAACATGAAATTTTAAGTCTGAGTGCCATGTAGTAAGCCATTTTACAGACCTACCAGGAAATTCCCATAAACTAGTAGTACCACCTTTAGATTTTTCCCATAACTTATCTAGTCTTTCTTTTGTTTTACTAGAACTTACATCAGAAGTTCTAAAAAAGTGCATAATTTCTGGAAAAGTCATATTAGGGCTATAAAATTCTCCTTCAATAATATGTTTAGGATTATAAGAATTTATAGCTGCGGTCATTAATTGTATATGTGTACTAGGAATTATTTTTAAACTTCTTCCATAAGCTAGATTAGTATTAACTATAAGTTCTACTCTAGCTCCATCTAATTTTGGAGAGTATAACCATTCTGTTGGAGTTTTTATTCGTTCTTCCCAATTAATATCTACACCCATTTCATTATTAGGAAGTAATTGAGGTTTAAATAGTGTTAGCATAATTTTAGTTATTATATAAATTTAGATTCAATGAACCAAGTAGAATAAGGTTTATCAATTAGTTCATTATTTTTAGTTAAAGCTGTTACATTTAATTCTGTTAATAAATAATTTCTTAATGTTGGAGATTTATCTAAAGCTAATAAAATAGGGCTAGATACCACAAATTTTCCAATAGTTTTATTATAAGGTAAACCAGAATCTCTAAAGATTAAATTTTTTGCTTTTTTTGACATTAAAGAGTAAGTACCCTCAATAAATAATTTAACATCAGGTAAAAATTCTGGTGGGGTATTAAAAACTAAAAATAATTTATCTTGAAATAATATTTCAGTAGAAAAATTAGGGTTTGTTTTATATATAGGATTTTCAATATTATGTTTTAATTCTATAAATATTTTTTCCCCAGACTTATTAATATATGTTGAAGATAAAGATAGTCCAAAATATTTTTTATTTAACCCTATTAAAGGTAAAATATAATATAAAACTAAATTTTCTCCTTCTTTTATACTTAAAAACATATGTAATTAAATTAGGTAAATAAAGAGCTAGTCGAAGTTTTACTAAATAATTCTTCTACATCATTAGTTACAGGGTTAATAAAAAGTTTATAATTTAGCTGGAGATTTTTAATTTCTTCATTTACTACATCTGAAGTATAGTCAGTAAAATCACTTAGTAATTTTACCATTTTATAAGTTATAGAAGCTCTTTTAAAACCCTCTTTAGCTCCATATTTTTTAGTATATACTTTTTGTATAATTTCATAATATGGCATTTCAGCAGGATAAGAATCTAAAATTTTATATGCTGTTTTTAGTCCAACTCCTTCTATACCACATAATTTGTTTGGCATATCTGTAGAATCTCCAGTAAGAATTTGAGCATTTAAAAATTTATAAGCTTCTATTAAACTAATAGTGGTCCATCTGTCTTCAATACTTATATTCGCTTTATAAGGATTATAAATTTGTACAGGTATTTGTTTCATATCTTTATCCGAGGTAATTATTATTACTTTATCATATCCTATTGTTTTACTTAATACACTAAGAGCATCATCTGATTCTATATATTTTAAAGAAAAAGCATTTTGAGCAATAAACATTTCTTTAATTTTATCTCCCCATATTTGTATTGCTTCAGATTTAACTCTGTTGTTTTTATACTCAGGTAATAATTCTTTTCTAAAATTTTTAAAATCTAAACCTTGAAATACTAGTATATAAGAAGAACAAGAAGAGTTTTTTACTATAGTATTAATAAAACTTTTTATATGATTTTGAGTTATGCGGTCATTATCCCTATTTCCAGAATAAAATTGAACGCATGCTACAATGTGTAGCATAGCGTCCAAATCTATCAAAGCAATTTTTTTATTCATTTTATTGGTTAAATGAATCTTGCTCTATTTTTAAATCTACTTCTCTATTTACAGCATCTTTTATAATTGCTTCTAATCTTTCATTAGACATTTTATTATATTCTGAGCTGTGATATAGTCCTTTTAGTGGAATAGTTTCCTCCCAAACATTATTAGGAAATAAAGCATCTACACGAATAGCGCCCCCTTCTGATTGGAAAGATAAAATATCTCCAGGATTTACAAAGCAAGTCAATACATGTGTTCCTTCTTTTTTGTATGCTTCAATATAAGATAAACCTCCTATATATAATCCACCACCGCCAAAAGTATTTTGTAAATTTCTTAATGCTTTTGCTGGTAACCATTGCATTTCTCCTACTTTATAAGTATATCCTAGAACATTTCCAGAAAAGAATTTATCCCCACTTTTATAAATAGCAGGAGTAAAAACATAATCTTCTAAAAATTCAGGTTTTTCAAAACTACCCTCTGTAAGTACTTCTCCTGTAACAGAATCTAATACAGGAGGTATAGCTTTATATTTAAGGTTTCTAACTTTTTCATATTCACCCTTTTCATTCAACACCATTAAATATTCCCATGTTACAATTTCAGCTACTTTATAAGTGGCTAAAAGTCCTTCTTGTGTAATTGCAATATCTTGATAAGTTGCTAAAGTTTGAGCAACTTCTTTAGAATAACCTTCTTTTAGTAGTTTTTCTACTTCTACATTATCAACAAAAGTTCTATTTAAGTACTCATTAAAAAATTCTCCCATTGCAGGTGTGTATCTTGGATTAGTTAATAATAAAGCCCAAGTTTTAATTATTGGCATAAAGTCAATATTTTTATTATAAGAATTTTCAATATAAGTTACTAAAGCTGATGGAATAGCTTGAGAAGACCTAAATCCTTCAAAGGTTAAGAAATATTCATGAGTTAGAGGATTATAAGTAAGAAATTTATTCTTACTAGTAATCTCAAGATTTCTAGAATCCTTGACAAATTGCATTACTTTTTCATAAGATGCATTATCATTTTGCATTTTAGTTAAAGCTTTTTCTGTGTCAGAATTGCGAATTACATTAAATGGTTTACCATCTACTGTTCCTACGATGGTTTGTTCTAATTTTCTAAATGTTATCATTTTGTTTTAATTTAGTTTCTATTAATAAGGTTAAAAGAGCTTTAGACTCTTGGTAATATTCTTTTGGGTATCGTGTACTCATAATTTTTAATACTGGTTCAATTGTATTAAGATATTCAAATTTAGTTTCTAAAGAAGTAATTAATTCTTCATCATAGCTGTTTACAGTGTAAATATCGGAAGAATTAAATAAATCTAATGCTTTTTCTGCAATTAACTTTTTATCTCCTGTTTTTACAACATTTTGAAAAATATCTAAAGAATCTAAATATTGTAAAATTTCTTCACACATTTTTGGGTCATTATTATAAGATAAATACCGTATAATAGTATCATTTTTAATAGTATCTAATTTATAATAAAAAGGTCTAAGATTAAACTCAAAAAATACTTGCATTAAATCTTCATTTTCGCTAAAACTTTTGTATTTTTCAAATAACTCTACAATTTTTCTATCTGTATTAAAAGTTCTAATTTGTTCTCCTATCATAAGTTCTCCAGTTTGGTAATTTATAGTTCTAAAATAATCTGTGATTAATGTTCCATAAGGTATAAAATATTTCAAAATATTTTCTGCTACATATATAATATTTAAGTTACTAAAATTAGACCTTTTTAGTTGTGAATCAATTAAAAATTTTCCTAAATTTTTATACTTCCCAGTACATATTATTAAATCTTTTATATCTTTAAACTTTTCATGTATATCTACAATCTTAATATTATGTTTAGTTCTGTAATAGTCATAATATAGTACTTCTTGATTTAATCTTCGTATTGTAGCTAAAGTAGTTTTATCTGCTATTACCTCTGTATTTAAGTCTTCTTCTTTTTCTTCATACTGTACATCATAAGTATCTAAATTTAAAATTTCTAATTCCATAAGAGAATTTACTATATATTGTGATATAACATCAGTAGAAATGAGTACTTCAGGTGTAGTTTCATTAGTAAAACTGCTTGTAAGTTTATTAATACTTATAGGTCTAATATAAATAAAACTATTTAACATAAATTTATTTAATATATGCTGAGAAATTTTAGGCCCTAAAATAGTTGATGATGAATATACTATTGTACTATTAATAATAGTATTAAAATTAGTAACAGCAATTCTGCTAAATTTAAGTTTATTATTTTTAGAAGTGGGTGTAACAGAACTCACAGAAAAATTACCAAATAAAAATTTAAATAAATTTTCATCTAAAGGACTAGTAATTTTATTTGTTCCTATATTTATATTATAAGTAGGTTTTATTTCCTCAGAACTTATAAATCTATAAAATTCATATAATGAATTATTTCCCCCAGAGTTTTTAGAAATTTTATAAGAATTAGTTGCAATTTCTAGTATGTTATTAGTATTTATACACTTTGTTTGTTCACTAATATATGCCCCAGCTTCTTTTTTAGCTATTTCTATTGCATTTAAAATTACCTGTTTAGTTTTTTCAGTCCATTTTAAAGATTCCCTAGATTGAGTAATATCTACATCAGTTGCTTTTACTTTAATAGCTATTTTACCTCTTCTAGTTTCTAACTCTAGCTCATTCCAAGCTACCGTACCATAAGCAATACCATCTACTAATATATGAGGTGTAAAATAAGTAGAGTATTTAGGAATAATTAATTTATCTGATTCATAAGTAGGTATTTCATAAATTTCAGTACTTGTACTTTCTCCATATTCATCAATTACTTCTAAATTAATTTTATTTTTAAAGTATTGAAATTGGTCTTTAATAGCATTAATAAAATTACTTTTATTATGTTTCTTTACCTCTAAGGTTATACTTACTTCATTATACTTATCACTATACTCCCAATAAATTTGTTTTTCTACAATAGTACCATCAATTAATTTGACTTTCCATATTTCTTCTTGAGAAGTACTAGTTTTTGGTGTTATAGGCTCATAATCATTTTTAAAAATCATAAATGAAGTTGAAAACCCATTATAAACAGTAGTTAAAACAAAATAATCAGCTCCAGTAGCTAATCCTGCTTTTGCTCCTGCTCCAAATTTACCTATTACAGATTTTAAATTTCTTTTAGAGGAATATCCTAATTTAAAAAATCCTTTAAGTCTATCTCCACCTAAACCAACCCCATAATCTTTTATTGTAATACTATCTCTTGGTGTATCTTCCTTATAAATAATATTTATTTTTGAATTATCGGATAAATATTTTGGGTCATAATAATCTTTATTAAAAGCAGAGTCTTTTAATAATTTATTATCTTGTCTTTGTAAATAATATTGTTCTTGAGGTGTTCCATTTACTATAATATCTAGAGCAATTTCTTTTTCTGTAATAGAATCTAATGCATTAGATATAGTTTCCCTAATAAAACTTTTTATAGGAAAAGAGTACATATCTTCTTGAATTGCTTGAAAAATTAAATCAATAGCACCTTCATCTATTTCTTTTAAAATTCCTGGTCTTTCATCAACTGTTAATTGTAGTTCTGCCATTATGTTATTTTTATGTTTATTAATTGTTTTAAATACTTTAAGCTTAGTTTTTCTTTACCCACTTTTTTAGAAGCTGTATATAAATCTGTAGGGTCTTTTTGAACTATAAATGAGTCTAAAGTAATTGGTACTAGCCAATTATAAGTATTACAATATTTATTTTGTGCTTTAATTCCAGCTTCATCTTTATCTAACCAGATAAATACAGTTTTAAATTTTTTATGTAATTTATTCATAAAATATTTTGATATAGGTGTATTTTCTGATTTTCCTGCAACACATTCCCATCCAAAATGTTCATAAAAAAATAAGCACTCTTTAGTAGATTTTGTAATTATACAAAAAGAATGTGTATAAGTTAGTTGTAAAGCACCTTCTACAAATTGTTCTGGATAATCATTTCTAAATTTATCACTTTTATTGCCATACGGTTGGTAAATTTTATAATATCCTAATATTTCATACGATATAGTTAAATTTTTAATAACAAAAGTCATATAACTTCCATTTATATAATGTAAAATTTTAACATCTTTAACATAAAATTTTTCCAATGTAGATATAGATATATCTAAATTAGCCCAATATTCTAAAAACTTAGGAGTGTATGGTTGTGAAGTAATTTTAATTTTTACAGGACTTTTTTTTAAGGGCTTACTTTTTATTAAATGAGGAACAAATGTTGTCATTTCTTCATCATTTAAGCAAAGCTTAAAATCATTGTTAATTTGTAATAAAACCATTTTAATACTTATTTTTACACCATTTTTACCCATAAAATGAGATAAAAATGTAAATACATCTCCTGATTTGCCAGTTGCATGGTCTTTAAAGAAAATACAACTTTTATAATATTTACTGTAATAAAGTGTAAAACTAGGGTCATTATCTCCTAATCTTAATGGAGAACTATACTTTGTATATAATTCTAGTTCACTTCCAATATAGTAACTATATAAAGAATAATCATCAATGTATTTTAAAATATTTTCTTTGGATAGTAAGTTTTCATCTATGAATTTTTCTAGTGTATCCATTATAAAGTAAGGGGTATAAATTAGTTATACCCCTTATAATAAATATTATCTACAATTCAGGTTTTGTGTCTGTTTCTGGAGTACTAAACAAACTAGAAGCTGACACATTAGGTTGTACCATAGGTGCATCTGCTATTGCTTGTTCTGAAGAATTTTTCTTGTTGTCAATTTCCCATTTAGTATAACTTATTTTAGAAGCTTCTTTAGGGATAGTCATAGGTTCTATCCAAATATCATAAGTAGAAGTAGGGATAGAGATAAAATTTTTATCTTTTGATTGTCTTAAGAATTTTTGTCTAAAAGTTACTTTACCTGAGAAAGCATTTTGCTGAACTAAAAAAGCATAAAATTTCTTTGTTAAATTAGCCATTACTTTTAGTAAAAATTCTTCTTTTATTAATCCTGCAATAGTTTTTTTCATATCTTCTGGGGGAATACCTAATCCTTCAAACATATTTAATCCTCCAATAGCTGCTTCTACTTTATCTGTAGTAGCATATATTTTTGCATATTGCATAAATTGATGTCTTATTTTTAATAAGTCATTACCTATTTCCGCAGCTGTTTTTTGTTTTTTACTAAAATCTATTAAAGAAGGGGGATAAAATCGTACAGAAGATTCCATATTATCCATAATATTATTCCCCTCAAAAGCATCTAACAAAGCATTTGCATTTTGAACTGAGCAAATTACTAGTTCTAAAGTTCCGTGTTCATTAATTTGTGTTTTAGGCGACAACATTAAATTGTCATGAATGCCTACTGTGATTAAGCTCATATATTATTTAATTAAAAAGTTATTTTTAGTTTTCCTTGTTTATAATCATTTATTCGGGTTAAGATAGCTTGTAAATCATTTGGTATTCTTAGAGTAGGAAATAATCCATAAGGAGTTTTTGCTTGTCTTATAGTATCTCTATTTGTTTGTATTAAATAATTTGCTCCTGCTTCTGTTTGTTCTATTACACCATGAAAAACATAGTTAAAGTAACTGGGAATATCAATAGTATTATCTAATAATTTTCCTGCAGATTTAAAGCCTATACTACCATCTTCTTTTATATCTGTATGATGTAAAATGATAATGTATAAATTATCTCTCCATACACTTGAATTTAAAAATAATGCTTGATATACTGAAGCACCAAAGTCAGTCCATCTCTGAAATGCTTCATTTCCAGTATTTCTATTTAAAAATGTTTGACTTAAAATTCGGGCTGTAAAATAATGTGTAAAATCTTCTACTATAATATATTTAATTTCTGGTTTATCTTTTGAAATAAGTGTTATAGTAGGATTTAACATATCCAACTCATTAGTAGTTAATAAGTTTTTACCTTTAACATAATCCCCTGGTTTTACTGGAAAAGGTAAAGATTTTCCATTGGGTGTAATGATAATTGTTTCTTTAGGGTTTAGATTGCGTAAAGAGGTAGTTTTACCACAGCCGCTTGGACCCATATATAATATTAATTCTGCCATATTTTGTGATTAATTAAGAGTTATTAAAGGTACTAAATTTTTAAATACCTTGTTTGATTTCTGCATAAATATTTTCCATTAAAATATCATCTGGAAAGGGAAGTGTTTCAAAATGATTACACTCACCTAAAAATTTCAATGCAAACTTAAGACCCTCAGCTCCAAAAGTATTCTTTAAAATATGAATACTTCTAAACCTGCTTTGTCCTAATGGAGAAAGCATAGAATGTTTATTTACAGATAGTACTGGAGGCTTTAATATATAGCCATCATATTTTCCCCCAGCATCATAAGCTTTATACCTATAAGGGTCAAATAAACCTAGTACTAAATCTGCATCAAATCCCATTTGACTAGATTTAAAAATATCCTCTAGTTGTGGACTTAAATCATCTGCTTGAAGTTTTAATCTTTGAATATCGCCCATAGCTCTATTTTGTTGTGTTACTACTACTGGGCTAAATCCATATAAATCTCGAGCATTTGCTAGTTCAATACTTATAGTATCAATTATAGTTTTATCCCCTATTAAATTAATTCCATCTATAACAATAAATATAAAACTTTTAGGATTAGTCATAAAATATTTATGGTCATTTGTATAAAGTCGAAAAGATTCTCCATTATGCATTAAATCTAAATATTTTTCTGGTCCTGTGGGTGTATTTTCTATTAAGTTTAAGTCTGAAAATAACATACTAGGTAATAATTCTCCTTGTATATATAATCCTATATTATCAGTATGATAAAATGTACCTAAAGAAAAAGCTTTTGTAGTTATAATTTCACTAACTGCTTTAGGTGAAAATTTACCATCGTATATTTTCACTCTTTCTAATAAAGCAGTCATTTCATCATCATAAGAACGTATTAAATTATAACCTGTAGTATTTACTGGACTTTGTCCCCAACCCATAAGTTCATCTGCTGATACTATATGTTTATGGTCTTTATATATAAACCAAGATAACCATTTAGCATGTTTAAACATTTCTTTTCTTTCTAAAGAAAAATAAATAGTTTCCCAGTAAATATTTTCAGGGTTATTTTTTAAATACCTCCATACAGATAATATAAATAAATAATCAGTAAAACTAGTTTTTCCTGAACCTGTAGCACCAGATATTAAAGTATATCTGGATTGTAATAGATTAAACACAGTTCCAACTCGATTTAGTCCTACTGGAATACTTGTAATTTCTCCTCTTATAGATGCATCTACCTGGGCTAAAAATCCACTTTTATATTTTCTATTAATTTGTTTTAACCCCATTGTTGATTACTATCAGATTTAGTATTTAAGGTTGGTAAATAGATTCCTTTTAAATGTTCTTCATATATATCTAAAGATTCATGTAAGATAAAATTAGAAAAATTTCTAGGATATTCTGTATATAAATAATATAGTCTTACTGCACTTATAAATATAGCTGGATTTATATTTGCATTATTTACAATATTATTTATACTAAATATAGCATCTTGAGTTAAAGTGTGTAATCTATATCCTTTCTTAGATATACGTGGTACATTACATAAAGTTCTAACTGCTATAGCTCTCGTTCTTCCTTTAGATTGTATAATTTCATTTGTCCAATCTAAATTATTAGGGTTATTTCTATCTACAATAATTTCATCCCTAATTAAATTTAAAGATGAGGATTTATTTACTTTTATAGGAATAGATGAAGATTTTTGTTCTTTATATTTTTCTGTAAGTAAATAATTATTTTCTGCAATTTCGTAGATAATGTTTAAATCAATTAATTTTTTTAATACTTCATTTGCATTCATTTTTTATTTGTTTTTACTACTCGATAATCCCATACTTCAGATGAGGATATTTTAGTACTTCTAAGCATCTTTCTAGCCCAATTTACTTGCTGTGTTTCTTGAACTGAAAATGTAGAGTCAGATTCTTGTTTCATAAAATAAGGAAGTAACACATAAACATAAGCTTGTTCATTATGATTTAATCTCATTAATCTGCCTAATCTCTGTGTAGCTTCTGTATCACTAGAAAAGAAACTTTCTAAAATTGCCATATTTAAATTAGGTATATTTACACCTCTATTTACTTTATTACAAACACCTAAATATTTAATAGTACCTACTTGAAAATTTTTAAAATTAGAATTAGCTTTTATGTTAGGTATTGTTTCATTATAAATATTATTTTCCCCACATATAGCGTTAGATTGTGCTGTACGTTTTGAGAAAATTAATATTTTATTATCTGGATGTTGAGATTGTAAATAGTGTATAAGTTTACCCACTAAAATTTTAGAAGACTTTAAAGAACATAATAACTCTGCTCTATCTGAATTAAGGGTTTGTAATTTACTTTTATTAATATTAAGTAAATTATATTTTTCAGTATAGGTAAGAACTCCCATTTCAAAGTCTAACTCTATACTCTTTTTTTCTATTAATAATTTTGTTATTTTTTGTTGTAAATAATTATAAGCAGAATTTTCTGTTTGTTGAAAACTTTTTTCCTCACCATTACTTAAATAAGTTACTGTGTGAGTCTTATTATTACTATCTAAATCATACTTAATAAAAACAAAATGTATTTTATTTAGTATGTTTAATTCTTGTGCTTTTGCTGCTGAAATTTCTGTTAAAATAGGAAGATTATTTTGAAACCAAACTTGTTTATCCTTAGAAATAAATCCAGTTAATCCTAATATTGTATTAGTTTTATATTCATAGAAAAATTTACTAAGTTGAATAGTATCCGCTGCAAAATCAACTTCATCAGCTATTATAAAATAATCTGATAAATCTTTTTCTTTCTTTGTCCATTTATACGCTGTTTGATATGTAACTAGTTCTGTTCTTTTTAAAAGTCTTAAAGCTTTAAATTTTTTAAATTCTAAAATCCAATTAAAATCTCTAAGCACAATACTATTTACTAAAATTAAAATTTTTTTAGGTTTTAATTTTTTTAAAATATCTATTGCAATTTTACTTTTCCCATACCCTGTACTTAAAACTAAAGTACAGGATATAGTAGAGTGTTTTAAATATAAATCAACAACCTTTTTCTGAGATTCTATTCTTCTATCCATTTGTGTTTTCCTTCAACATATAATGATGTTCTTAGTACAATAAATTGTTGACTAGTATATAATTCTACAGAAGTATCAACATTATTTTCAGTACATTTCCATTGAACATTAGAAATTAATTCACATTCTGAACTTAGTGTGTATAAAATATTAATTAATTTAGATGTAAGATATGGAAATCTAGAAATTACAGCAACTTTTCCATCTAAGTCAAAATTATATATAACTGCCATAATATCTGTATCATATATAAATTGAGTATCAGTTTCTTTAATTATATTATTTAAAGTTAAATTACTTTTTATACTCTTTATTACATCTTTTTTAGAATCTCCGATAGTAAATAATTGAGCATTTAGTTCAATAGTAATATTTAATAATAATAGTAATAATAATAATTTTTTCATTTTATGTTTATTTTTGAGTTTAAATTTAATTATTTACTTTTGTAATCCTAAGGAGTCTATTAATCTGGACCCTAATGATTCTGCACATTTAACAATATCTGCGCTTATAAGATTAATATAGGGTTGCGCCATTTCAGGTCTAATTTTAAACTCAAAACTTTCAAACTCTTCATTTTGAAATCTTATTTTACCAACATATTTATCTTTATATTCTCCATAAGATTGAAATTCTAATTCAACTTTGTGTAGCTTCCAATCATCTCTAGGGTTTTTAATTTGTTCTTCGTTTGTCATTTTTTAAGTTTTTAAAATATGTTTATTTACACTTAAGAAGTTTATCTTCCAACTCATCTATTACCTTAATCCATTGGTTATTTTTGATGTTCATTGCTTCATCCATCTGTTCTTTATTTGCAAAATTTTTACACAATTTAGCCAAATCAATCGCAACGATTAAATTATCTTTCTTTGATAATTTTCCTGTGTATGGGCTGTAGTTTGATGAACGCATCAAGTTTATTAATTTCAATGTTGTTATAATTTTATTTATATTTAATACGTTCTATTCTTTAAAAGATATTTCTTCATAATAGCATTTAGTTATATTTTGTAATTTATCCCACCTATCAAAGTGTTTTTCAACATATTCATCTGCTATCCAAATCATAAATCCATATTTTTTTACTTCATACTGCTTATAATATTTTTTCCATTTTTTTAGTAAATTATTAAATTTTGTGCAATATTTTGTTGCAGTTGATTTTTTAGTAGTTACAAAAATATTAGTATTATAATAATCATCATACATTCCCCCATAATATTTAACCAAATAATACCTAGGAGCATCATTTAATTGTGTTTTACTTTTCATTTTTATATTTTTTCATTTAAATATCTTTTAAATAATAGTTTTTCAGCTTCTGTTAAGTCTAATAAATTACTGTCACTATCCCAATATTCAATATCATATATATCAAAGTAATTGCGACTTTCACAATCCTCTTTTCGTTCAATATAAACATATAACCTGAGCAAAGAACCTTCTTCTTCTATCTCTATCTCGGTAGTAGTACCTTTATGATATTCATAGATATCAATGGGTTCATACTTTTCAAGCATCTTTTCAAGTGTTAAAAGACGTTTATCTCGAATCTCTTGATTCTTCTTACTGTTCATAAATACTTTATCTTTCCTTATCATTTTAAAGTCATCTTTTAAAATATTTCTGCTCCTCGTAGGTAACTACTTTTTTATATAGTTTTTGTAACTTCGTTTTATCTGCAATTAAACGAGACTTTGCAACAATCTTACCCTTTTTAATAATCAGGACTCGCTGGTGTTCGATTTTAATTTCTGTCATAATTTTCAAATATTTTGCCGTAATTAATGAATATACCTCTCATTGTATCGTTATAGGCTCTAAAAATCTAGGGTTAATTTTGCTATTAACAACCTTGATTTTGTTGTTCTTAGTTGTGCAAATAGTCTTGCTTGCACAAAGATTGACTGTTACTTGTTCCATTTTGTTTTTAT